CTGATGAATGGAAATATATTTCTTCAAATAATAAACCCCCATTGGTTATTGAAAGTTGGTTATTAAGCAATATAAAAAATTACAATGGAATAGTTAATATTCAATATAGAGGGAATAAAATAATAGAAGTAGGATTAAGACCAGCTCGCGGTGGTATTTATTTAAAAGAAACGAGAAATGAAAAAGTGATAACAAATATAAATAATATTTATGAAAATAAAGAATGGGAAGAATTAGACCATGAAGATACTAAATTCAAGCCATTTTACGCGTTTAAGGCAAAATCAAATACAACACCATTTTTGCTACTGCCTTATTATTTTATATTAATTGTATTAAATTATTTTAATATTTCAAGGTTTCATGAATATTATTTTGAACCATTAGGTTCTAACGCTCATATGTTTTATCAATTCATACATGATGATTTTGAACAGGGTATGAAATGTAAAAAAATATTAGAAACGAGTAATTATTTAATACATTTTATATTTTTTACATTAATATTATTAATAATATATTACCAAATATTTCAAAAAAGATGGAATAAAACATTGATAATGTTATTATCAGTATTAACAACAATGAAACTATTTAATACTATAAATTCTCAGGTAGGTTTATGGAAAATACAAAAAATAAGTATGGGAATTCATACGTAATAACGAAAAAACGTTGAATACACTTTTACAAAAATGATTTTGCAAAAGTGTATATATATATATTTATTTTTATTTATGCTTTTGTTTTTTTTGGACGTCCTCGTTTTTTTTTTGGTATGTCAAAAGTATCAACATTAAGAGTAGTTTCACCAGTAATTACTGATGTATTTTCTATAATATTTTCTTCCTTTATAACTGGTTTTGTTAAAATATTTTCTTCATTAAAAATATTATCATTAATACTGCTAACTTCACTATTCGTCGGTGAAACTAAAAACCCATCATTATTATTAATGTTTTCATTATGTTCACCTTTAAATTCATTAATAACTGTAGTAACATTATTACTATTAAAAATATGTTCATTCTTTTCGAGGATAGTTTTTTTTCTAGGACTTGGTGGTAAAAATGGAAGAAGATTATCATTGTCTAAATTATTATTAGAAATATCAAATTGTATTTTACTATCAGTTGTTGTTGTTGTCATGTTTTTCATAACTTCAATTGGTGGTATTTCAGAATATAATGTGGTAATTTTTAAATATAGCTCACTCAAATATTTTTTTTTATATTTTTTAAAATAGCACAGGTAGTCAATGTATAAGCGAATATGATTAACAACAACTTCTCGTGTATAATTATGAGAAGAAATTAAGTTTTCAATATCATAACCTCTATCTACCATTTTTTTTTGTTCTTGTAAAGACTCTTGTTTTGAGTTGCAATACTCGTTGAGGGCATTGATAATATTAATAAGAGTATCATATATGCTATCAACCGTCTGTTTTTCATAAATAAATAGGATATCAAGGTCTTTATAAACAGGGAATGTATCAGTTTCGACAAGCATTAACACTTTTTTATCAGTAATATGAGAGTGTATATATCTGGATATTAACTTGTATAATTTATAGTAATCTCTATATATCTGGTTTTGTATATTACTAAATGTATTTTTGTGATTGCTTAAATAATTTGTATATAGTCTTAATTGAAATTGTATTGAATCTAAACAATATGAATGTAGTGACGCCCTGTTTAATTTAGATAAAACTACAAATTCTGAGTTAATTACCTTTAATTTATGTTCAATATGTGAAAAATAGCTACCTATATCATCACAAATGGAAAAAAGTTCATGATTTCCATTTTTTAAATTTTGTATTTGCGTATTCATAATATATAAAGATATATTAACAATTTATAAATAGATAAATATATATGGATACATATTCTCAATCAGGGTCGGGTGGAAATAATGTAATTGCCCCTGTAAATAATATAGGTCTGAATGGTTGGACAGAACAACACGAGGAAATTTTTGCAGAGTGGGCTGATAAAGCAATGTGTTTTAGATGGTTACATAATAGGTCATTAAAAATATTTGAACGTCGAAATGCTGGTTATACAATTCCTGTTATTATAATGTCAACAATATCAGGAACAGCAAGTTTTGCGTTAGACAGTTTGCCCGATGATTATAAATTAATTGCTCAATGGGCAATAGGAACAGTTAATATTACGGCTGGTGTGATTACAACAATCCAACAGTTTTTGAAAATAACCCAACTCTTAGAGGCTCATCGTGTAAGTTGTATATCTTGGGGTAAGTTTTGCCAGGATATTAAAGTTGAATTAATAAAACACCCAAATGATAGAGAAAGTCCGCTTGATATGTTAAAACTATTTAAGGCAGAATTTGATAGATTATCTGAGATTAGTCCAGATATAGAAGACAAAATAATTGAAGAATTTAAAACAAGATTTGGGAAAAATAAAGTGGAAGAAATGTCGCCAACAGAGGTGAATAAAAAATATGCACGTATTATGACTGATATAATGGAGAAAGAAGATGATGATAATAATGAAAAAGATGTGGAAAAAGGAGGAATTAGAGGTTTTTGCTTTGGTGAGAATGAAGAAATTACAAAAGAACAAAGGGTAGAACAAATATTTTCAAATTATTTAAAGGAAATTAAAGATGCCGAAAAGGGGAAATCAAAGAACCCTCTTAGATATTTAAAAAAGCCCGATATATGTGATGAATTAATTTCTGCGAATGAATCAAGACGTAATTGGTATGGTGTAGCGGGTGATTATAATAATAATATAAATGAAGTTATACCTGAAGATATTGAATTAATAACTGATACTGAAAAACGCAAAGAGTATGAAACATATAAGAAACAAATTTATGATTTTAAGAATTCATATATTGCATTGCAGGGGCGTGAACCATTTGACACTGAAATCACAGATAATCTGAAGGAAATTATTCCTATTAATATTATTGAACAAATAATACGCGAAAAATAAATAATCTATATTAGTTAAATAAATTATTAATATTTAATAATAATTTATTTTTACAAACGCCGTCGTGTCAACTCGATAATTGTAAGTGTGAAAAACAATAATATGATTAATCTCAGGTTTACATTAAATTGTTAACAGTAAACCGTCATTCCTAATCATTTGTTTACACATTGGAATATTTAATTATATTTAATTTTACCTCATAAACTACCTCCGCTTTTAGATTTATTAGATATATTAAATATACTACTCATACCTCATCCACCTTTCATATGAACTTTTGTTTTGCAATATTTCTTTCCTTTATTTTTCTTTGTTTGTTTATTTTTATTTGTTTGTTTACATTTTTTATATAATTTCCTCTTTGTTTTTTTAAAACCTTTAGCCATAACGATAATATATATACATTAATTAAGATTATAATATTTCCTTATTTTTTTTATTATCTTCTTTTCGTATGAATGTAAAATAAATATATACTAACACCGTAACACTTAAACAACCTAGCGCCATATTTAATGCAACCCGCCAACCAAAATCAATATATCCCGCAAACATATCTGAAAATGTATGTCCAATTAATGCTCCATATAAAGCACTTTGAGCACCTAAATTATAACCAAAAAATTTATCCAAATTAATTCCAATAATAGCTGAAATAGCAACTATTGCATTATCAATAAAGCCAAATTTAAAACCGTTATACATTAATTATAATATTTATTGATATATTATAATTTCCCACACAATTTTATTTTTTATTGGATTTCTTTGATTTCCTTGATTTCTTTGATTTACTTTCTTTCCTTGATTTTTTTTTCGAATTTTTTCGAATTTTTCGTTTACCACCCGATTGTTGATTATTTTGAACGATTGAATTAGTAAGATTAGACGGTTGTAAATTATTTGAACCTTGTTGTGTAGAATTATTTACTTCTTCATTGATTGATTCTGAAATGCTAATATTAACACCTTGATTGTTATTTTTGGATTGATTGTTAGGCTGATTTTTATTTTGAGATGGGATAACATCTGTTACAGCAGTTAATGTATTGCTTGCGGCACTTGATAAAGCAGCACTGGTAGAAGAAGCAGTATTAGATATAGTTTGGGACGCAGATGATGCAGTATCACTAATAGATTCTGAAAGGTTACCGGCAATTTTAGACAGATAACTAGAATTATTATTAGCTACATTAGTAGTAGGTTCAACTGTATTAGGTACATTAGTAGTAGGTTCAACTGTATTAGCTACATTAGTAGTAGTTTCAGTGGTATTAGGTTCCCCACTATTTTCACTTGTTGCTTGTCCTGAAAAAAAGCCTGTAATAGAACTTCCAATATTTCCAAAAAAAGAACTATTTTTAGCTTTTTCAGCATTTTCTTCTTCTGTATCAACGTATTTATTTAATTCAACTTGTTCGGCTATATCCTGTTTATTTTTCACAGAAGAGAAACCATTAGATAAATTAGATACTTCTTCATTTTTAGATACGGGGTCTGGTTCATTTTCTTTTTCTTCTGTAATTGATTTATTGTTTTCGCTTTCCATAATTTCTTTAATTTTAGATATGGGAGCTGGTTCATTTGCTTCTTCTTCGCTTGATTTTATGTTTTCATTATCAAGAATGTCTTCAATTTGACCTGTAATAGAACCTAAATTATTTCCATTATTCGCTGTTAAAACTGCTGGAGTTAATTCTTTTACATTATCAACTTTATTGGTATCTTCACTATTTGTGGTATCTTCGCTATTTGTGTTATTTTCGTGGTTCGTTTCCCCATTTTTATTTTTATTTTTATTTTCATTTTCATTATCACTTATAAATGTACTAATAGGAAGAACCAATTTATATTCTTCAAATTCTTCATCTTCGTCATTGTTTTTCATAATTAATGTGCCCCCTTCACTTTTAAAACCAGTTTCATTATAGCATGACAACGTGCCTTGTTTTTTCTTACTAACGTAAATGATTACTTCGTGAATAAGATAATTAATCAAATTACTTCCAGTTCCCGTCTCTAATTGAAAACTGGTTGTTTCAAAATGTTCAATAAACTTTCTCAACATAATTCTACAGATAATATCATTATCTTCACCTTGAAATGATTTACATAAATCATAAATAACAACTTTGTTAATATTATCGGTTGTTTCAACTTTGATAGTAAAAAAACCATAAGGGTTCAATAAATGATTGTCTTTAGCTTTTGATTTATCAACAAGAACAAAAAATATTTTATCATTGTATGTCTTAATTTGTTTTTTTGTCAAATCCGGATAACAATTTTTCAAACACGTATCCATAACCTTTTTAAAAAGTTTGGGTATGAAATTGCTCCCTTTACCTTCTAAACGTAATAATTCAACACGTTCATAAAATTCAGTTGTATGTTCAATTGGCATTATATTATTAATATATTATATATATATTTATTTTAATTAAATATAATTATTTTTAATCTTCTTCACTATTGAATAATTTATTCATGTTAATTACTTCTGGTTTATTATTTTGAGGTAAGAATATATTTTTAATTAGTTCATCATTTCTAAAACGAACACTATAATTTTTTTGCAAATTATTTCTACCAACTCGTCCTAATGCTTGGATTGTTTTTTCTTGACTGATAGAAACCAAATCTTTCCCAATAAACCCGTGACAGAATTGATAATTTGTTCCATAAATGTAATCGTCGTTCGCAATAATTAAATATAATTTTT